TTACTTACATCATTCGTGAGATAGCTAAGAGTATGGACCTTGATCCAGACAAGGTGACTAACAATATGGATGAGGCTATGCGTCAAGCATTGTTGATGCAGAAAGCTACAGCTCCTGCTCCAGCAGAGGGTGCTCCTCCTGTTGGTGGTCCAGAAGGTGGCCCTCCCCCAGTGGCTGATATGACTGGTGGAGGTGGTGGAAACATTGGCGTTGGTGCTGCACCAGTGCCGGGTGAACAAGGATTTGCTGGTAATGTCCAAGCTGTACCTCCCCAAGCTTAAAGGCTTTGTAAACACTAACGCTACATGGGAAGCGTTCTTAGAACTTCTTGATGCTGAGATTGCTCAGCAGCATAAAAACTTAGAACAAGCTACTGATGTTCGTGAAATTGGAAAGGCTCAAGGAGCCGTTGCTGCTTTACGCAGACTAAGTTATCTTAAGGATGAAGTTAATGTACACAAATGACACAGATAGATTGTTCGCTGAAGGCGGTATGAATGATCAAGGTGGCACAGTAGATCCTGTGTCAGGCAATGATGTACCTGCGGGTTCTTTGCAGAACGAAGTGAGAGATGACATTGATGTAAAAATAAGCGAGGGTGAGTTTGTTATTCCCGCTGATGTTGTTAGATACATTGGTCTTGAGAGATTGATGAAGCTTCGTGATGAAGCTAAGCAGGGATTGTCTCGCATGGCAGAGATTGGTCAGATGGGTAATTCTCAAGAGGTAGAAAATCCAGATGCTTTGCATGAAGATGAAGAAGGCTTTGATTCTGAGATTGATGACATCATGCAAGAGGTGGATGGTGAGCAGATGGGTGAGAAGAAGTTTGTTGATGGTGGCTTTGCTGTTCCGGGAACAGACCTTCTTAATAAATATAACATCCCTAAAACATCCATCACCAATCCAGCATTAGATGTTAGAGCTTATAAGAATAAAGAAGGTAGAGTTATGTACATCACCTTCTTCAATGATAAGCCTTCCATAGCCATTCCTGCTGGATATGAGTTTGCTGGTTCTGCTGGTCAATTTATTGCAGAGACTAAGAAGACTGATGAAGCTAAACCAATTGTTACAGCAACAGAGACAATTGAGGCTGGTGGTGATGGTGGTGTAGGCGTAGGTGGTGGTGGTGCTACTGTAGGTGGTAGTGGTATAGGCACTGGAACTGGCATAGGCAACTCTGCTATTGGTATTACCATTGGATCCATTGCCAATGCCATCTCATCAATTACAAATCCTAATGCACCTATTAATGATGTTGCTGTTGTAGATGCTGTAGCTACTCCTTCTGATGCTGCTGCCGCTGCTGCTGCCGCTGCTGCTGCCGCTGACGCAGATGATGCTGACTCTGGCCCCGGAGCTAATGCAGCTGCTGCAGCTTCTGCTGCTGCTGATGCAGATGATGCTGACTCTGGACCTGCTGCTAATGCTGCAGCAGCTGCTGCTGCAGATGGTGATAGCAGTGATGGTGGTGATGGTGTGGGTGTAGGCGACTTTGCTAAAGGTGGTCTTGTTGCTAAGCGTAAAAAGAAACCAACACTTGCTCAAAAAAGAGGCATTGCTTCTAAGAAATAATACTATATAATTAGCATACTCAAACCAGAGGTGGGCTGGTGAGTATCAACAATTTCCCACCATATGGCTACCTATCTCCCTGCTATGCAGCTACAGTTAGCCCCAACTTAAAGGTATGTTATGACAGAAGCGGTAATTAATCAGAATCAACAAGCTCAGGCTTTCTCTCCATTTGGTAAGCGTAATGCTAACAAGGATCGGATTGAGCAAGAAGAAACTGAGTTGAAACAATTGGTTGAAGATAATAAAACTCCTCAAGACCCTGAGGATAGCAACTTAAACGCAGAAGAGAAGAGCTTTAAGAAGCGTTATGGAGATCTGCGTAGACATTCTCAGCAACAGCAAGTAACTTTACAGAAGCAAATTGATGAGCTTCAATCACAGCTACAGAGCAGCACAGAGAAGCAAATCAAGCTCCCTAAGAGTGAAGAAGAATTGAATGAGTGGGCTAGAGCCTATCCTGATGTTGCAAAGATTGTTGAAACCATTGCAATTAAAAAGGCTAAAGAACAAACCCAAGCATTGGATGAGCGATTCAAACAGCTAGATGAGCGTGAACATCAGACAGCTAAGGAAAAAGCAGAAGCTGATTTGACACGCCTACATCCAGACTTTGATAGCATCCGTGATGATGATGCTTTCCATAACTGGGTTGAAGAACAACCTAAGTGGGTGCAAGATGCTTTGTATGATAATGAGAGCGATGCCATATCTGCTGCCCGTGCCATCGACTTGTACAAAGCTGATAAAGGTATTAAGACTAAGAAAACTGCCTCAGATAAGGGTGCTGCTGAAAGCGTAAACACCCGTGGTAGTCGTTCTGCACCTACAGGTGAAAGCAAAGATGGTGTCTTTTATGAGTCACAGGTAAGTAAAATGTCTACCTTTGAGTATGAAAAGAACCAAGAAGCTATTGCTAAAGCATTACAATCAGGTAAGTTTGTATACGATGTTAGCGGAAGTGCTCGTTAAGTATTGACAAATCTGAAACAACTGGTATAACTTTAAGCAGGACTAGGTATCTAGTCTTGCTCCTATGGGCCGTAACAATGCTACCCTACCCCATAGAGTTATCTGTCACGCAAACAATAAACTGTCAGAACAACCTGAAGTTTGTTGGCCTGTATAGACAAGTGGAGGCATCCCTGTTCTATACACACCCATCAAATACAGCCTCTGTGGTGATGTTCAGCGTATTTAATTATATGCCTAACACATATCTAGGAGGATATTAAAATGGCTTTTCCAAGTGCTGCAGGTTACGGCAATTTACCTAATGGTAATTTTAGCCCCGTAATCTATTCAAAGCAAGTACAACTTGCATTCCGTAAAGCGTCTACTGTTGAAGACATCACCAATAATGATTACTTTGGTGAAATCGCAAACATGGGCGACAGTGTCAAAATCATTAAAGAACCTGAAGTGTCTGTACAGAGCTATGCTCGTGGTACACAAATCACTGCTCAAGATCTGAATGATGAAGACTTCACCTTGGTTGTTGACCAAGCCAACTACTACGCTTTCAAGATTGATGACATCGAAGCAGCTCACTCACATGTGAACTTCATGCAGATGGCTTCTGATCGTGCAGCGTACCGTTTGCGTGATCAGTATGACCAAGATGTCTTGGGTTACTTGTCTGGTTTCTCACAGTCTGCAAAGCATGTGAATCCTGACACAGCTCGTACAGCAGCCGCTGGTACTAAGGCAGTTACTGCCGCTGGTGCTGATGAGTTGTTGACTACTATGAAGCTGAAAAAAGGTAGCTTTGGTAACATCACCACTTCCTCTGCTGGTGAGCATTCCATTCCTTTGACTCCCCGTCTGCCCGGTGCAACAGCTTTGCCTACCGCTACAGCATCTCCTTTGATGGTGATTGCTCGTATGGGTCGCTTGCTGGATCAACAGTTTGTTGACTCTGGTGGTCGTTGGTTGGTGGTTGATCCTATCTTCATCGAAATGCTGAAGGACGAAGACAGCCGTTTGTTGAATGGTGACTTTGGTGGTTCTGGTTTGCAGAACGGCTTGGTCATTAACAACTTGCATGGCTTCCGTGTATATGTTTCTAACAACCTGCCAAAAATTGGTACTGGTGCTGGTACTTCAGGTACTGCAAACCAAAACACTGACTTTGGTGTGATGGTTGGTGGTCATGATTCTGCTATTGCAACTGCTCAGCAAATCACTAAGACCGAAACATATCGTGATCCCGACAGCTTCGCTGACATCGTGCGTGGTATGCATCTTTATGGCCGCAAAATCTTGCGTCCTGAAGGCATTGTCACTGCTAAATACAACGCTGCTTAAGGAGAAACTAAATGGCAACTATTACTACTCTCTCAAACGCTGTTGGTGCAGGTACACAACCTAGCCGTAGTCTTCGCAACATGCCTTATGTTGTTGAAAACACTATTAGCTGGTCTGCTGCTGTAACAGCTAAAGGTTCTCGCTGCTGCTGATGTGATTGAAGCTCTTCAGATTCCCGCACAATCTATTGTGTTGGCTGCTGGCTTTGAAGTACTCACTGCAGCTACTGGTAGCTGTACAGTTAGCTTGGGTGTTACTGGTGTTACTGCTGCTGCTTATGTCTCTGCTTTTGCAGTGACTAGCTCAGCTACTGCCGGAACCTACGCAACTCCAGCGGCTGCTGGCTATCCAATCGTGGTTGGAGCTGCTGACACATTGGACTTGCTGTTGGTTACTGAAACCACTACATTGAGTGCTGGCTCAGTGCGTGTCTTTGCTGTCATCGTTGACGCACAAGACCGTGTTGGTCCTGCTACTGTAGACCGTGAGCAACTGGCTTAATAGCTAGTTGATGCAGGGAGGGGCTTAACCGCCTCTCCCTTTTATTGTTTAAAAATTATGTCTACATTTATTTCTTTAACAAATGAATTGCTGCGAAGAATGGGTGAGGTTGTCTTAGACACCACCGAATTCGATGGAGCTAGAAACATCCAGTCTCTAGCTAAGAATGCTATCAATTCATCCATTAGAGAATTGATGCATGGTGCTCAGGAATGGCCCTTTGCTCTTACTACTTATACACAAACAATGACAGTGGGTACGGGAACATATTCCTTTCCCTCTGATTTATCTAGTGTTGACTGGGAAAGTTTCTATCTTAAGAAACTAACAGCAGCAAACAATGAGCCAACTCGTTTGTCTGTTCTTACATACATTGACTACTTAGACAACTATCGTCCCGGTGAAGATGTAAATGGTACTGGAGGCTATGGTCCTCCTATTGCTGTTTATCAAACACAAGAAGCTAAGTTTGGTGTGACTCCAAAACCCGATCAGGCTTATGAGATTGAGTATAAGTATTGGTCTTTTCCTGCTGCCCTGTCTGCTAATACAGACGTAGCTATTATTCCTGATAGGTTTAATGGTGTGTTACTTGATGGTGCTATGTTCTACATGCTTATGTTCAGATCTAATGAACAGGGAGCAACAATGTATAAAGAAAAGTTTGAGACAGGTATCAGAACAATGCGTAGGCTTTTGTTAGATGAGCCTTTGTATATGCGTTCAACAATGATTGTTAAGCCTTCCTTTAATCCAAGAGTGTTTTAATGGCAGACAGAATTAGTGGCTTTAAGGTTACATGTATTGGTGGAATGAACACCAATAGGGATGTACTATCTCAAGGTGAGATATATCAAGGGTCAGCCACACTACCAATACCATCACCAGTAGACACAGAACCTCCAGCAGAACCATCTCCACCACCACCACTAGTACCTACACCACTACCACCCGCAGATACGCCACTATCAGCATCTAAAGATTCAGCATTTATAGAGGCAGCAGCAGCATTAGCAGCAGCGGCAGCAGCGGTGGCAGCAGCGGCAGCAGCATTAGCGTCCCCTGCGGCTCCTAAACTTGCATCTGTAGCAGCATCAATGCTTGTATTTGCGTCATCAGAAACGGGACTAGGAGTAGCATCTGTAACAGCAACATTAGTATTTGGTGAAGTTAGTCCCAACGCATTAGTAACGCTTGAGATGGCATTAGCCACCATTCCAACAGCAACACCAACTGGAGCGTTACCTATACCAGTTCCAGTCCCCGGACCGCTACCACCAACAGAAGGACCACCACCTACGCTAACGCCATCACCACCAGACTCAACTGTCCCTGTAGCTGTAACAACATCTTTCTTAGTGTCATCAGTCTTCTTAGTCTCTGCAATAAATTGACCAGCAGAACCAGCAAACTCATATCCAGCAGGGATTTGAATGGATGGCTTATCGTTGAAGAAAGTGATATACATCACCCTGCCTTCTTTATTCTTGTATGCTCTAACATCTAATGCTGGATTGGTAAGAGATGTTTTAGGAATGTTATATTTATTAAGAAGATCTACACCGGGTTCATTAAAACCACCAGCAGAAAACTTCTTCTCCCCCATCTGCTCACCATCAACTTCTTTCATGATGTCATCAATCTCAGAATCAAAGCCATCTTCTTCTTGTAGGGCTTCTGGGTTAGCCACCTCTTGAGCATTACCCATCTGACCAATCTCTGCCATGCGAGACAAGCCTTGCTTAGCTTCATCACGAAGCTTCATCAATCTTTCAAGACCAATGTATCTAACAACATCAGCAGGAATGACAAACTCACCTTCACTTAGTTTTACATCAATGTCATCTCTCACTTCGTTCTGCAAAGAACCCGGAGGTACATCATTGCCTGACACAGGATCTACTGTGCCGCCTTCGTCATTCATGCCGCCTTCAGCGAACAATCTCTCTGTATCATTATTGTACATTTACTTCGTCCTTAAGATAACTTAGTCTGCGTAAAGCAGCAATGGCTCCTTGAGCCTTTCCAATTTCACGAACATCAGTAGCTTGTTCTAAGTTTTTATGCTGCTGAGCAATCTCAGCATCAAGCAAATCTAGGAACGCTTCCCATGTAGCGTTAGTGTTTACAAAGCCTTTAAGCTTGGGGAGGTACGGCTTGGACATTACCAGCAAATCCTTGTTCACCCGGCACTGGTGCAGCACCAACGCCAATATTTCCACCACCACCACCAGTCATATCAGCCACTGGAGGAGGACCACCCTCTGGACCAGCAACAGGAGGAGCACCCTCTGCAGGAGCCGTAGCTTGTTGCATCATCAATGCTTGACGCATTGCTTCTTCCATGTTGTTAGTCACCTTGTCTGGATCAAGGTCCATGCTCTTAGCTATTTCACGAATGATGTAAGGAAACTTAGCAAACGGCATCAATGCAGGAGAGCTTGCAATCTGCAAGAACTGCATCAAGCGTTGGCTTCTCACTTCATTAGCCATCAAGCTCTCTGTACCTCTGGCTGTAACTTCTAAGTCGCCTTTAATGCTTTGATCAAAATCAAACTGCATGTTGAAGCTAAAGAAAGCCTTACCCAAAGGAGCTAACAAATAATCATCCACATTCTTGATGATGGTTTTAACACTGCCTGATGCAGCATTCATCAACATAGAAATGCCAGAGGCTGTCCTACCTACACCACTCACACCTGTCTGTCCATGTGCAAACGATGGCATGCCTGTGGATTCATCCGCAAGTTGTCTAGCTTTATCAAACAGTTGTAGGTTCTCTGCAGCCACATTGGGAAACTTAGTTCCAAACAAGCTTTGACCGGGAGCACCACCCTGTCGCCTAAACACTTTACCGGGATAGACAGTCATGTCCTGTCCGGGAACAAGGTTGGTTTCATCAACCTCAAACACAAGGTTGCCAGACAACACCGCATTGTCCACTGCCATACGCATAAAACCATTCATGAGGGTCTGGGTGTCGTCCATGTTTTCAGCGACACCAATGCCAAATATAGAGTAGGGGTTTAATTCGCAAGGAGCAGCATAAAATGGGATGTTGGCTGGCTTAAACGGATTCAATACTAAACGGATAATCTTATTATTACAGAACCACACATTAGCTTGAAGCTCTTTATATTCTTCAAGCTCTTTAGGAATGTCAATGTCATTTTCTTTGAGCATGTCAATATCAACATTGCCCCAATATTCCAACACTTCATATCTATCTGTACCTAAGTTGGGAGCATAGTCTCTTAAGTCATCTTCCCAATACTTCTTACTATAAGAAGAACCTTCTTCAATGACATCTTCAATGACAGTGCCTCTAAACAAAGGACGATTCTTCAAAGACCTAAGTTGTGTAGCACTAAGCTTATGACGCTCAATAATGTATTGAGCTTCTTCCATGTTAGTAGCATCAGGATCAGGATAGAAGTTCCAGATGGACACATGTGATGTCTCTGGTACTGTCTTCATCTCAGGTTTGTATGTACCCTCTTCATCCCAGCTAGGATATTCTTTGGTCTTAGCAAATGGACCCTTCATGATGCCTGTACCAAACAGAGCCATCTCAAAGGCAGTGGAACGCAAATGCTTATTAGCACCACTCTCATCCAACTGGTCATGTATCTTCTTCTCCATCTTCTTAGCTGCCACCATAGCAGGATGGAATGTAATGGAAGTGGGAGTAACACCCGGACCTTCCTTAAGATTTTCTTGAGAGCCTAGCTGACCCTTCAAAGGACCAAGCCTGTCCATCAAAGAAGAAAGTGTAGCACCCGGTGCTAGGTCTTTACCATCACCTTTATATCCAAAAGGAGAAGCAATCTCTGCTTCTGCACCTTCTGGTGCTTTAGGATCTATATGTACTGTGTCAACTACACCTTCTGGTAGTACAGTGGGGTCAACACTAAGGGGAAACTTGTTATTGGCAAATAACACATCAGTGATTTGACCATATGCTGCAAGCACCTTGGTCTTTGTCACCTTAATGAATACACGGCTCTTCTCTGTCTCAGTGAATTTAACATCTGGTCCATAGATACCACGATAGTTTCTATAAGCCTTAAGCCAACGCTGTTCATCCTGTCTACGGCTCTCTTCAGCTTTGGTGTATCTATTATTTAGAAAGACTAAAAGACTATCACCAGTGAATGATGTAGTTTCTCCCTGCTTTTTATCTTCTAAACCAATGGACTTGTCATCCATGAAATTGTTTGTAGCCATAAATACCTTTTAATACCCAAATATGGGGTCTGCCATCTTCATCCCAGAGCCAGCAGCATTTAATGGATTGTAATCAAACAAACTACTTCTAGGTCTGCTCATCACACCATAACGAATAGCATCATATAAGTGATCTTCAGCCTTAGTATCAATGTCCTCTGGGTTTCTTTTGTCCAAAGGCAGTACAGGTAGCTGAGCAATCGTGTTCACACAGTTGCTTGTTATAACCAGTCTTGGCTTTTCTGTAAAGGGGTCTAGTTGTAGTCTGCGATGCAGCTCATTTTTACCTGCCACCCTACTTCCAGCACTTCTATCAGATGGCCTCCACCTACAACCCTCTGCAATCATCTGTTCTGCCAGTGATGGACCTGTATCACCACGCTTATGCCAGCAACTACTGTCCAATACACCATATCTCATAGGGCCATCGTTCTCTTCAGCCCTCATCACCATGTGAGCGAGGTCTTTGGCAAGTACCTTGCTAACATATAGTTCACGATAGACCACCAATTGTTCACTTGGAGACACAGCAAACCACACCACAGCACTAAAACTTCCGTATCCATAGTCACAAGCCCTAAATTTAGTCCAATTACTTGGTATGTGGAATGGTTCCACTACATGTATCTGCCTATTAAACTCTGTGAAGGCTGCACCTTCAGCAATATCCCAGTTTCCCTCTAACAATTGCTTCCTTTGATGCTCAGGAAGAGACAACAACATAGTCTCATAGTCACCTGTCTGCATCAAATAGGGGTTATCCGACAACATAGCAGGGATAAACCTACGCTTAAACAGTGGTTGCCCCTCTTTGCTGTGTCCTTTGGGATACACTAGGGTGGTACTGCTCTCAATATCTGTTGCATCAAAGGCTTTACCCGCTGGAGAAGGGTCAATAAACATCTTCTTCACCCAAGCATGACCCGGACCACCCGGATTTGTTGTAGCTCTCATGAAGATTGGTAGGTCTGACGCTGCTGTACGCAACCTAGAACGCATATAGTTCCACGGAAATGGCGTATGCCACTGCGTCAACTCATCAAAACCAATCCAGCTAAACGCCAATCCCTGATATCTCAATACATCTTCATCTCTATCAAGGTAGGACATCCACAGTCTAGCCCCTGATGGTGCTTCCCACTGCATCTTTCGCTCACTCCACTTGATGCCGGGGTAAATCTTTGGATAAAGCTCTTGACTCTTCCAAATAAGTTCTCGAAGTTCTTCTGTAGTGTGTCGTAACAGAAGCCCAGAAAACTGTGGATGTACCATATACCTAAGCGGATCTGCAAGCATGGCATAACTTTTACCACCACCAGCAGCACCACCATATAACACCTCCCTCTCTGAGGAAGCTAAGAAGAATGTTTGAGGCCCAGCATTGGGCTTAAACAATACTTCCCTATCATCAGGTGTCGCTGGAGGAATCTCTGGCGAGTTTACTATCGATATATTCGGTGAGCTTGCTGTACTGTTCTGACTCGAAGTATCCTGTTTGGTCTTCCCTGCCGAGCCTCTTGGATTTTTCTTCGTACCTTTCCGCTTGCTCAAGGGCTTTTTTGAGCCTTGTGGCAAGGTTGCGGTAAGTAGCGGATTTTCGTCCATGAGTTCTTTCAGTCTTTATTCTCTTTAACAATCCCACATGGCTTATAGTTCTACCTGTTGTGGTGGTAAGCCAAGCTGCTACCTGCCTAGAGCTATATTGTTTTAAATGTTTCTTAGCTAGTTCTAACGCTTCAAGCTCTGTAGGTATTGGCTGCAGGAGGTTAGGATCTTCTTCATCTTGTCTATAACCAAATGGTATAGTTTTTCTAATTTTTGGAATGGCGACATATGTTTCCTTTGCTTTGGGCTGGGGTAATATCCAAGCCCCTAAGTCTCTATCACTCACCGCTGTCTTTGGCTGGCAAAATCATGATGCCGTTAGGTGCTGTCACCTGAACTTTCTCTGTCTTCACCAAACCAGCTCTGTCTAACAAATCCTTAGCAGCATTGAGCTTCTCTTTTAAGCCCAGCTCTGTAGGATCGGAAATGCCACTGACAACAGCCATAGCTGCTCTAGGGGCGTTCATAGCGATGTATAGCTGTGTAGCCTCAATCACTTCTTCCTTAAGAACTTCCATAAGGACTTTGGTGTTGTAGCCTTCGCTATAGCCAGCAAGCTGCCTTGCCTTGTGAGGATTGCCACCAGCCTCAGCAAATAACACCTCAATGAATTTCTTCTGTTGTTCGCTTAGTTCTCTTTTAGCCATGATTAAAATAGTCCTTGTTCATAATGTTCTTCAACAGTGACAACGGCATCTATAGTGCTACCAGACTCAGGAGTAAGTATTAAAGTGTCTCCGGGGTTAAACACAATATATCCACCATCTATTTGTAAGAAGGTTTTTGATGTAATCACATAACTATTTACAATGTGATATTGAGCAGCAGCACTGTCATCTCTCCACTCAATAGAAACATTCTTATTACTTGCAGTTTGATTAGAAACTATTAGTAAAATAACTTTAGCTACAAAATTCTCAGGACAAGTGTAGAGAGTGTTAGCAGTGTTAGCTGTTAATACTCTTCCTACACTCCTAACCTTAGGTTCTTTGTTCATTTCTTCTTGGTCATCGGTGCTTTAACAGCACCACCCTTAGCCATCTTACCCTTACCATCAGCAGCAAAAGCTGGAACATTCATTCCATCCTTCTTCACCATAGGCATACCACCAGCAGCGTAGCCCTTCTTAGCCATTGGCTTAGCAGCGGCAGCACCGCCAGCAGCATAGCCCTTCTTCATAGGCATAGCCATAGACATACCGCCAGCAGCATAGCCTTTTTTCATGCCACCACTAGCACCCATTTTAGATTTCATAGCTGCACCACCAGTAGCCATCATTTTAGATTTCATCATTTCTTTTGCTCCTTGTAAAGATTGTTGAAAGTTTCTTCCGCATCCATATACGAATCATCTTGCTCCGCACAATAGATATGTTGGTTGGGCCTGAAATCAGGCGCACCCTGTCCTGTTTGCCAATAGGCTGGACTAGTCACTCGAACTCGGTTGTTTGGCAAAGCCACAACATTCCCAGTCCATTTACCCGCATCAGTTAGTATTAACACATGACTCTGTTTATGCTGTGAGGGATCTTCAGACACACTACTCTCAGCATAGTCAACAGTGAACAAATACCTACCTGTAAAGAATTCATTGTTAATCTTACACAACCAAGGAGAAGGTTTAGCTCTCTCCAAACTAATGATGGAATGGTTGTAACTATTACAATCCCAAGGCTGTGACAAATGATTCATCATACGCTCAGGCCATACCTCTAAAGGTATATCACCTACTAACGCAGCAAGGGGCATTCTTGCCCACATTGCTCCACCATGTACATTGGCTTGACTACCATCATCCGCTTCACATCCAGTGAAGATAACTTGAAAGCTCAAGCTCCTATCTGGAATGGTGGTGACAGCCACTGCTAATGCATGTATGTATTCCCCATGATAGTTTTGATGTCCATTCGTAAACTCTTTTCTAACCCAACATTTAAAATATGGGATGTTACTTGTCAGGTACATTAAACAATCTTTCTATTTACTTCTTCTTTTTAGGGGCTGCTTTAACAGGGGTCATGCCTTTTGGTTTTCCTTTGTTAGAAAACTCCATATATTTAGCAGGACTACCCTTAGCAGGAGCTTTGGTTGGTTTACCAACACCAATCATAATGGCAATCATAGGCTTCTTAGAAGCAACACCACCCTTAGCAAGCTTCTTCTCAGGAACCTTAGTGGCTTCAAAGGCTTTACGCTCTAGCTCATTGGCTCTGTCCAAGTAGGTGTTACGCACCTCTTGAGGGACAGAAGTGTCCTTAGCCTTCTCTCGGTACATCTTTACTTTTTCTGCATCGGTAGCCATAGTTTCTCCTTGTAGTTACCACTTAACCTTGTCTGCCCAATATGCAGCAGACATCTTACCCTTGTTAATATTCTCAGCATGACGAGCTTTGAAGCTCTTCTGCCTAGCCTTGTCCTTAGGAGTGTCTGGACTAGAGCCAGCACCACTAACACCCTGTTGTCCAAACCTAATGAGCTTCACTGTGTCACCATCTTTAGCTAACACAGCATGACTCTTCGTAGGATGCTTAGGCGTAGCCTTGGGCTTATTGTATCCGCTAAACTCTTCACTACCTTTTTTAATCATCTGAACCCCTTCACCTTCTTAGCAATTTCTTTAGGCTGTTTAACAAACTGCTTACCAGCCTTTGTGCCTTCACGCTTGGCCTTAGTGGTGGCTGCATACTCAGCAGAGCTTAAAGACTTAATGGCAGCTTCAGGCAGATATCTCTCTCCTGTTTTAGCAGAAGGCTTACCAGACTTAGTTGTCCACTTCTGGGCTGTCCAATCTTTTAAAGACTTCTGAGAAGGCTTCATTTGTAACCACCACCAGCAGCTTTGTATTTCTTAGCAACCATCTGTGCTTTCCTAGCAGACCACTCACCCGGATCTCCACCAGCAGAACCAGCCTTCACCCTAGCTACCAACGCCTTACGCATCGTAGGCTTGGTGTAATTACCAGCAGCATTAACTGTACTTTTCTTTGTAGCCATGTTGTTTCTTCCTTGGTAAGTGTCTGTGTTCTTTCCATCCCTCAGCTCTCATAGCATCTTCAACTCTGTCTAAGGGAAATACATATCCTGTATTTTTCTCCATAGCTGCTCTAACATAATAGACATCACTGTGGAATAAATGCATCTTATCTACATAACCTCTGTGTAACGCTAGTGAAGCTTGTGTAGCTACACTGTAGGGGTATGTGTTTGTTAGTCCTCTATCTTCTAGCTGTTGTCGGGTGTAATAGTTCATAATGCTTCATGCTAACACACATAGCCTAGCTAAGGTGGTATGGTAGCATTTATTGCTACTCATAACAACCTATCCCAATGTATGTCTATAGTGTTGACAGTGCAGATCCTGTGAAGAAACTACTACTACTACCTGTAGAACCTGTACATATCACATTGTGAAATACAGACAACTACCACTAATATCTAGAACATACACCTAGAAAGCCCATAAGGGATGTGTTCATCTATGGCTGTTGTTAGCCCACCCTTTTAGCAACAGCTTTTAACAAGTACCCACATCAAGTCTAGTCTGGTCAGTGTAAGGTGTACCACTGCCAGTGTCCAAAGCAAGACAACAAAGTGGCCCCTTTGTTATCTTCTCTGAGTCTTTTCTCTTCAGCAGCCGATTGCAAGCTCATTTCTTTACCTGTAGCCGGAAGGTAGCTCATACTTTGTTTCGTATCGCCTGTATGCATAGACATACATGGTGCAGGTACGGGTAGTTTTACACATATTGAAACCAATGTCAAGCTTTTTCTGTAGGGACAATCAGAAATATTGCCTAAATAACAAAATGGTCCATATGGGGTGTCTTATAAACCTATAGCTATCAAGATGTTTCTTGATAGATACTTATAAGTTGCATGAAACTTCAATGAGAATAGTTCTTATTTGTTAACATATAAGTGTACAGAAGGTGGCTGTTTGTGTAACCTTATGTGCATAGTTGATCTGTCCCTAATTGTTTAGTATACTGAACATTTTCTACCAATGTTCCAGTTAGATTATAAGCAGATACTATTGATTTAATCTTTAATACAAAATTAGTAAGGGTAGTAAATGCTATGCCTTCTGATATTCTATATGTAAAACTTAATTGACCACTACCAGGGAATATTGCTGTTTTTAAATCTAATACAAAGTCTTGTGCAGCTCCACTTGTTTTAGGGTTAAATACCGAAAAGG